GGTCGCGCTATGCCGTATGTTAATAGTGGTGCTAAGGCGTTTGGTGACGTTGCTGGTGCTTTGAGTCCGTTTGGATGGATGTTTAAAAAGGGTGGTGATCGTACTTATAATTTCAATTTGCCTCGTCCTAAATAGGAGTCCTAACTATGTTGCGTCTTGTTGATGTTTATGATGCTGATGCCGTTTCTAGTGAAACGGCGTTGTCTTGTTCCGAGGAATCTCGTACCCGGCAGGAATTTAAAGCCGAGTGTGATATCAATACCATCATTGATCGTTTTGGTATTGGTGAGAATCCTATTGAGTCTCATCAGTGGGTTACTGATGTGGATATCGAAAACGCTCCGTCGAATTATCAGGATGTGATGAATCAACTGAACGTTGCTCGTGATCAATTTATGTCTCTTCCGGCTCGGTTGCGGGGTCGCTTCAATAATGATCCTCATGAGTTTGTTTCGTTTGTTTCAGATTCGAAGAATCTTGACGAGATGGTTCAACTTGGTCTTGCGGTTCCGCGTCCTGCGGTTGTTCCGTCTGATACGGATCGGCTTGTTGATGCTATTAAGGGGGCCAAAAATGGCCCGGCACAGTCTTCATCTTGATGTAACTGTGCCCAGTGACAGTTTTCTGTCTCTGTTGCCCAGGTTGGCCTGGGCTTTTTTTTTGTGTTTGTGCTTGCGCTTTGTCACATTTGTGTTATCATGTTTATACGGTACTGTTACCGTTCTTACTGGAGGTTATTGTGGCTCTTAAGCTTACTGCTGCTGAGAAGGATTTGCTGGAATCCTGTTTCACTACTGAGATCGCTCGTGTTCAGCGTGCTGCTAAGGCGTCTGGTTCTGCTCCTATTCGTGATATTTTGGGAAAGCAGATTCAGGACCTTCGTACTCTTGAAGGGCGTGTTCTTAACGAGGTGGTATCGTGAGGCATAAGGTTTTTGCTGTTCGTGATACGTGCGCGGGGACTTTTTTGGTGCCTTGGTTTTTTCTCAATAAGGCGTCGGCTGTTCGCGCTTTGGGCGATGCTGTTAATCGTCCTGATAAGGACTCGAATTTCCACCAACATCCGGAACATTTTCAGCTTTACGAGTTGGGTGATTATGACGATGAACAAGGTCTTATTGTTCCTTACGTCGCTCCGGAATTTGTTGTTGATTGTCAGTCGCTAGTGCGTTGATATGTCAAGGGGGGGGCCTGTAACGCGTAGCGTTATGGGTGCCCCTTGACAGCGCTCTATCTAAATACTAGTGTAATGGCATGCGCAATTTTGCGCATGTCCTATAGACAGGGGTTTATCATGCGTCGATACGGTGTTAATAAGGGTCGGTCAGCTCGTAAGTTTCGTCATCAGGCGGGCAGAACGAAGATAGCCAATCTTCGTGGTCCTATGCGTGGTGGTTTTCGTTTTTAATTGTGTGCGTTGCTCCCTTACCTGCTCGGCGTATAGCAGGCGGGCAGATCGAGTTTTTGGCGCACGATGGTCGCAATCGTGGCCGTTATCAGTCTGCTCCGTTGCAGATTCCGTGCGGTCAATGTGTTGAGTGTCGGCTTAAGCGTAGTCGTGAGTGGGCGGTTCGTTGTATGCATGAGTCGAGTTTGCATAATGACAATTGCTTTCTTACTCTCACTTATCGTGATTTACCAGATAAAACGGCGCCTCCGGGCGCCGTTTCTCTTGATTATTCGCATGTTCAAGGTTTTTTAAAGCGGTTGCGCGCTCGCTATCCGTTGGATAAGATTTTGTTTTTTTGTTGCGGCGGTATGATTTTTATATGCCGGTTTTTGCGATGCTCGGCGAGCAGTCGGTTTTGAACAAAGAGATTTATTTAGCCGGCGTTTCGGCTGATAGTGATGTTTTTGGTTATCAAGAGCGTTGGGCTGAATATCGTTATTTTCCTAATCAGATCACTTCTCTTCTTCGTTCCAATGCGTCGGGTACGCTAGATTCCTGGCATTGGGCACAGGATTATTCCGCCTTGCCGGTTTTGGATGAGACGTTCATCGTGGAGAATCCGCCCGTTGATCGTACGATAGCGGTTCCCTCGGAGCCGCATTTCATTCTTGATTGCATGTTTAATATGCGAACGGCTCGTGTTATGCCGTTGTTTTCTGTTCCCGGTCTGAGTCGTCTTTAATGTTTGGTTTTGACGACATGGCAATTGCAACGCTTGGTTCCGCCGTCATCGGCGGGACCTTGTCTGCTTTTGGCCAGTCTTCCGCGAATGCTGCGAATCGGGCGCTTTCGCGTGAGCAAATGGCTTTTCAAGAGCGTATGTCTTCGACTGCTCATCAGCGTGAGGTAGCTGATTTGCGAGCGGCTGGTTTGAATCCTATTCTCTCTGCTACGAAGGGTTCTGGCTCATCTACTCCGTCGGGTTCTGCTCCTGTTATGCAGAATGCGTTGAAGGATACCGGAGACCAGTTGTCTCGCGGTGTTTCCTCGGCTATTGCTGCGCAAACTGTTGCTGCTCAGTTGGAGAATATGAAGGAGCAGAATGAGCTTCTTAAGGCGCAGACAAAGGCGACGGAAGCTACTCGTTTTAAGACGGAAATGGAGGGTACTAGGGAGTTTCAGTTGCTCCCTAATAATATTCCGAAGTCTAACGAGGAATTGCAGAACCTGCGGGAGACAGGTTCGAATTTGCGTTCTCAGCGTGGTCTGATTACAGAGCAGACGAATAGCGCTCGTGCCCAAGCCACGTCTGATATGCAAGTTGAGGATTTCTTAGAGAGGAATCCTCAGTGGCGTGCTTTGGATACTATTTTGAAGACCCTTGGTATGGGTCGTCAGGTTGTCAAGTAGGAGATTGATATGGGTATGTTGCGTAATGGGGCTGCGCCCCTTTTAGTTGTTGCTGATGAAGATGGTGTTATTCGTCGTACTCAGCGTATGTCGTTTGATGGCGCGAAGTCGCGCACGAAACAAGAATTTGTTTCGGAGTGCGATATTAATAATATTATCAAGCGGTATCGTGTTACGGGTTTAATGCGGCAATTGCCGCTGCAGCCTATTTATGGCGATTTCACGAATATACCGAGCTATCAGGAGTCATTGAATGTTGTTATCCGAGGTCAGGAAGCGTTCGCGAGATTGCCGTCGGATATACGAACGAAGTTCGATAATGACCCCGCTCGGTTTTTGGAGTTTATGTCTGATCCGAAGAATGAGGAGGAGATTTATAAGCTTGGCCTTGCCAAGCGTCCTACCCCGTCCGATACCGATCGTATTGTCGAGGCTTTGGACTCGTTGAAGCCGGCGGAGCCGGCTTCGGAGGGGTCGAAGACCCCGTGACGTCTTTCTTTCCTGAAGACATCTTAAGCCCCCGCAAGGGGGCTTTTTTTGGCCTATAGGCCATGCACAGTTCTTACTTGTTGTAACTGTGCTAGGTGACACCTTTTTAGGTGTTGCCTTTTATAATCTTGTAGATTATATTTTTTTTGTTACTTTTATGGAGGTCATTATGTTTACATCTAGTGAAAAGGCGATGCTTATTTCTGGTCTCGATTTGCTTGCTGCTCAGAAGTCTCGTTTTGCAAAGTCCCAACCTGAATTTGGGCCTATTGCAGCCGATTTGGAAAAGCAGTATTCTGCGTTACGTCTTAAGCTCGGAGGTCTCGATGAAGCGCCGTCATCTGTCAAAAAGTAAGTCGAGGAAGTCTTTTCGGAAGTCTTCCGGTGTTCACTCTGCGAATATGCCCCGCACCCCGATGCGTGGCGGAATTCGTTTCTAAGGGCGCTCCCTTTGCCCTGCTTTCACCCTCTCGAGGCCTTCCGTCCTAGTGATGGAGGGCCTCTTATTTTTACTGGTCGTAATTATGTGTCGCACAACGATCATAGTTATTCTAATTGGCGTGGTGCGCCTTTAAGTATTCCTTGTCTCCAATGTATTGGTTGTAGGGTGGAGCGTTCTCGTCAGTGGGCCATGCGTTGTATGCATGAGGCGTCTTTGTATGAGGATAATTGCTTTATTACGCTTACCTACTCTGATGAGAATCTTCCGACTGTAGGTACTTTGGTGCCACGAGATTTTCAGTTGTTTATGAAGCGGCTTCGTAAGTCCGCTGGCTCTCGTGTTATCCGTTTTTATGCATGTGGTGAGTATGGCGACGAGTTTGGTCGTCCGCATTATCATGCGTTGTTGTTCAATTTCGATTTTCATGACAAGAAGCCGTGGCGTAAGCCTGGACAGCATCAGCTGTTTCGTTCGGAGTATCTCGAACGGCTTTGGCCATTTGGTAGTTCTGAAATCGGGTCTGTTAGTTTTGATTCCGCAGCCTATGTAGCGCGGTATTGTGTGAAGAAGCGAACCGGTAAGGGCGCGTCTGAGTATTATTATCGTATGGATGCTGATGGAAGAAGCCATAGTATCTATCCTGAGTTTGGCAGAATGTCCTTGAAGCCCGGAATAGGGCGACCGTGGTTGGAAAAGTTTTCTGCCGATGTTTATAATTATGATTTTTGTTTAGTCAATGGGCGTAAGGTTTCGCCCCCTAAATATTATGATCGTCAGTTTGCGATTTCGAATCCGACGGATTTTGAAAATATTTCGCTTGGTCGTATGAAGGGTATTGACTTTCGTGGTTTGCGTGCTGATAATGTTCCTGAGCGTTTAGCCGTTAAAGCTGAGATTGCCGAAGCGCGGTATGAGACGCTTATGAGGACATTATGAGTAATCTTCGTCTTTTTTCTGTTCACGATCTTAAGTTGGGTGCGTTTTCGCCTCCGTTTGCGGCGGCGAATGAGGGTACGGCGTTACGTACGCTCTCTGATATGGTGTCCGCGAATCCGCGGCATCCGTTTGCTCTACATCCTGGTGATTATGTTTGTTATGAGATCGGGGAGTTCGACGAACTTTCCGGTATGTTAATCCAGTCCGTTCCGCGTTCTGTCTGCAATATTGTCGATTTGGTTTCATCTCAATAGGAGTTTGTTATGGTGCAGTCGTCTCGTCAGCATAATTTTGCGCGTCTTCCAGATGTTTCTCGTCCGCGTTCGTCTTTCGACCGTTCGCACGGTTATAAGACAGCGTTTGATGCGGGGTATTTGATCCCGTTTCTTGCTGACGAGGTGTTACCCGGTGATTCGACGAATTGCCGGGTTACTGCCTTTGGGCGTATTGCGACGCCTATTTTTCCCGTCATGGATAATATGTACATGACGACGTTTTTCTTTTTTGTGCCGATGCGTTTGTTGTGGAATCATGCGGAGCAGTTTTTCGGCCAGCAGGATGACCCCGATGATACGACGGATTATGTTACTCCTAAAGTTACGTCTCCTGTTGGAGGCTTTGCGGTTGGTAGTCTTTATGATTATCTCGGTGTTCCTACTGGCGTTGCTGGCTATACCATGAACAATTTTCATGCTCGTGCCTATAACGCTATTTATAATAAGTGGTTTCGCGATCAGAATTTACAGGATGCGGTCGTCGTTGACTTGGACGATGGGCCGGATGATCCTGCGGATTATGTCTTGCTGCGGCGCGGTAAGCGTCACGACTATTTTACGAGTTCTTTGCCGTGGCCTCAGAAAGGGCCAGCCGTCGAGTTACCGCTAACGGGTAACGCGCCAGTGATTGGTGTTGGGATTAATGGTTCGCCGGCGACGCCGACCACTAATTCGGTTCGGCAAGCCGATGGTACGACCGTGAATTATACGACGTCGGTGCCGACCGGTCAGATCAATTCTTATATGGTGTTCGAAACGTCGGGCACTGGCGCTTCGGCCTATCCTACCATTTCGGCGGATTTAACCAATGTCACAGCAGCTACAATCAACGAGTTACGTGAGGCGATCACTGTTCAGCAGATGTATGAACTTGATGCTCGTGGCGGTACTCGGTATCCTGAAATGGTCCTTGCTCATTTTGGTGTTCGGAATCCTGATTCTCGGGTTCAATGGCCTGAATATCTTGGTGGTGGGACTACTTATCTCAATATCTCTCCTGTTGCTCAAACTTCTGTCACTGCTGCAACCCCGCAAGGTAATCTTGCCGCAATGGGAACGGTGACGGTTAAAGGTCACGGGTTCACCAAGTCCTTTACTGAACACGGTTATGTTATTGGCCTCATATGTGCTCATGCGGACCTGAATTATCAGGAAGGCTTGAACCGTATGTAT